TTATGGTAATGAGTTCGTAACCGTAAACCAAGGCTTCTATAGATACCTAACTTGCCCTAACTGTCATAAGGCTACCAACATCGATAAGTTGAATCGCTACGAGTTCAATAAGAACAAGTATACGATGACCTGTCAGAAATGTAATTATAAGGGAGAGCACAAATGTGTAGACAAGCCTGCAAACGATGTGGAAAAGATTCATGTTGTGCATTGGCCAGCTAAGGAAATTAAAATTCGCTATGAGGAAACTACTGGGGAGTCAGAGTATTTCTGGGACATCCCTCAGCAGTATATGAAAAAAGTTACCACCAAGAATAACAAGTTCTATAGCAAGAAAACCCCTCAGATCGTTTTCGAATGCATCAACAACAAAACGATGCTGGCTTTCAATACAAAGAACTTTATTCATCTAAAGTTGGATAGCCCTAGCACGATTAGAACTGATGGCAAAGCGATTCCGCCAGCTATGTTCATCTTTGAAGACTTTTTCATGTTGCAGACTTTGAAGCGGTATAACGAAGTAATTTGCTTCGAGGATATTGCACCGTTTAGGGTTATTTCTATGGGCGATGCCTCCAATCCTGCCGCTAATCCCTTATTGAACCAGAGCGGTTCTATCTGGACTAGTGCTGTAGATAATATGATCGACGAGCATCGTAGAGATCCTGGAGCGTATCATAAATTTGCATTTCCTCTCAACTATCAGCAGCTTGGCGGAGAAGGAACCAAGCTTGCTCCTGTTGAATTTATGGAGCATATGAAAAAGGGTATTTTGAACGCTTTGGATGTGCCTGTAGAAATGTTTGAGATGTCTTTCCAACAGCAGGCAGTAGGTCCTATGCTTCGTATGTTTGAAAACGCCTGGAGTTGTGTGCCTAGCAACTACAACAAGCTGCTCGGACATATCGGTGATGTTGTGGGCAATATTTTGGGTCTTCCTAAAGCCAAGATTGCGCTCATTCCGATCACTCTTTCTGATGACGTTGAAAGAAAAGGAATTATCGGTCAGCTGGTTTCAGCCAACTCGATTGCAAGAAGCGAGCTCCTCAAACTCTACAATTTCGACTATGCCGATCAGGTCAGAAAGAAAATGGAAGAGGATCGCTTGACTCAAGAGATTCAGCAAGAAGAGCAAGAGAAGCAGCAGCTAGCTCAGATGACTCAGCAGAATATTATGCAGATGCTTCAAGGTCAGCAGCAGGGAGCTGCTGGAGGGGCACCTGCAGGGGGTGGAGGGGGCGGCGCACCAATGACGCCACAGGACGCTCTACAGCAAGCTCAGCAGATAGCTCAGCAGCTATTTCCTTTGGATGGGGCCCAGAGAAGAGCTCAGCTACAACAGCTCAAAGCACAAGATCAAGAACTATATGCACAAGTAAAAGCACAGTTAGAGCAAATGACATCACAATCAAAATCACAAGGATTACAAGGAGCAAAACAGCAAGCAGCTCAAGGAGGTGCTCAATAATATGGCTAAGAAGTATAAATGTGTGGTTAGTGGGAAAGACATTCCTAAGGAAAGAGTTGAGGCGTTGAGATCGTTGAATATTCCTGAAGATATGTGGACGTGTGTAGAACATTCCCTAACGAAACCCAGGCAGGGAGTTTACCTTGGAGAGGTAGGGACTAGTGAACTATTGATCGTTGATAAAGTTTATAATGACTCAGTTCGCTCTGTGTTCAAAGGTTCCAGGAAAGAAATTGATGACTATGAGGAAGAAGTTGAGGACGAGCCTGCAACCAAAGACACAGATAAAGACGGCTATAATGAAAAAGAATTAAAGTATTATAGGGCGGATGAAGATTTCGGCGATCCTGAAGAAAAAATAGAAATTATTAAGCGACATCAGCCCTAGTCTTACATATAATTGTACATGTAGATTTAACCTTTTGTATGTATGGCAGACAACGAGCATGATTTAAGTGAAACAATCGGAGTACTGAGAGCTCAACGAGATATTCTAGATGAGGAACTGGAAGATATTCGTAAAATTGTTAACGATAACGAAGCAATCACCCAGGCTCAGTTTAAATCGTTGGAAAAAACCGTTAATGAGATTCGTGATAATGCCAGAGATGTTATGCATATCGCGGTAGGTGTAGATGGTAGGAACGGTTTAAGAGGATCTATTGATACGTTGTCTGCCAATGTAAACAATGTTATAAGAGATTTTGAATTTCTCAAAAACGCAGCGAACAACTATAACGAGACAAAATCTGTGCTGTTAAAAATGTTTGCCACATCAGCCATAGCTGTTATATTTCAGCTAATGGCTGGTGTTTGGTACATAGCCACCGAGCATAACAAACAGCAGACTATGCGGGAAGATTTGAATAGAGTTATTGCTTATATTGAGCGTGTAAGAGGTTTGAGCGATGCAAGAGAATTAAAACCAGACATTTTTCGAAAAGATGAAAATCGTAAGGCAGAGAGCCAATAAGCTGTTATTATTTTTGTTGTCTCTGCTTCTAGCGGCATGTGCAACAAAACCTAGGGTAGCGACCATTCCGGTTCCTCCCAAACCCAGCTTTAATTCTGCCGAAGAGCACTTGAACAGTGCCAGGAAATCTTTAGAACGAGCTGCGACAACAGCAGAAAAAATGGACGCTCTTCTGCAAGCCTTATAGCCTTATGAAACATGCCTTGCTCTTTTTTTTAGCTGTCGGACTTTTGTGCGACCTGTCAGCGTATGCTGATAAAGCTGAGACAAAGAGACAGCTTGTAGAAGAGATGGTAAGTTTAAGAGGCTCTATCACAGAGGCTCAGCAAGCTATAAAAAACACAAACTATGCTATCAGTAAGGTTAAGGCAGACCTAGATAACACATTAGCTTGGGGAATAGAGCAGGAAAAACTTAAGTTGTTTTATATAGAGGAGAATGCAAAGCTTGAGAAAGAAAAAGAGGACCTCGCAAAGCAAGCATCTCTCGAAAGGGAAAAAGCTAGTCGGTTTGAGGATAAATACAGGCAGGTAAAGCATATGCTTGCATTGGCTGGAGGTGCAGGGGTTTTACTGTTATACCTTTTGTTAGGTGCTGAGCTAATAGCTAAGGTGGCCGGATTAATAAACCCTCTTTGGGGACCTTTGATCAATATTGCAGCCCCTATCGCTGCTTTTTCCCTAGGCTACTTTGGCGTTAAGATCTACTTCTAGGTTTATGCTGAAACAACTATTGAACATCGCTAAAAACGCTTCTGCTTTTCTACAGCAAGGCGTGTGTCCTCCAAATACGCCTATAGAACAGCAGCAAGAGTATAAGAATAAAAATCATTTTGCATCTAAGAAGTTCTTTCTGACTTTCTCAGGTTTCTTAATTCTGGGTGTGTTCTACATCTCCTCGGTATTGATATTGTGGTTTTTCAGAGAGTCTACCGATCTGCTCACAAACTACGCGCTAGTGTTTTCAAAAACTATCGAGGTATTCACAGCGGTCATGATGATTTATCTTGGAGGGCAATCAATAGTAGATCTCAAATACAACAGTTCAAGTAACTATAGCTCGGAAAACAAGAGAGAAGTTGTTGAAATAACAGAAAAAATTATCGGCACAGAAAAAGAAGACGACTATACCCTAGACATCTAGCAATTATGAATAGTAAATTAAATCGCCGTGAATTTATCTATACAGGGCTTGTAGGTGGATTAGGTCTGTCTTTGGGAGAAGCTCTCAGAGCACAGTCTGCATCCAGCAAAAATATTGCAGCCCAATCAATCATACATATATTTTTGCCGGGAGGGATTGCTGCACAAGAGACCTGGGATCCTCATCCTTTAGCTCCTTCAGAGTATAAAGGCCCGTTGGGAGTAGCTCAGACCAAGATACCTGGCGTATATTTTTCAGAATACTTGAAACAAACGGCAAAAATTGCCGACAAGCTTACAGTAGTGCGATCTATGACTCATGGTGAAGCTGCTCATGAGCGTGGTGTTACATCCATGTTCACAGGCTACAGGCCTTCACCAGCTCTAGAATATCCTTCTTTTGGCTCTGTTGTGGCTCATGAACTGGGCGATAGAAATGACCTGCCTGCCTATGTGTGTGTACCTCAAAAATTTAATTTGGCTGGAATAGAGCCAGCTGATACAGGCTATTTATCAAAAGCATACGGACCCTTCAGCTTGGGTAGCGATCCTGCCGACAAGAACTTTAAAGTTCGTGATCTAAATCTTCCAGCAGGGATAGATGACAAGAGATTTGACCGTAGGAGAAGCATGCTTGAGACTGTGGATGCACACTTCAGATCTATTGAATCTAGCGACGTGGTCGCGTCTATGGATTCTTTCTATCAGAAAGCATACAGCCTGATTTCTGCTCCTCATGCTCGAGAAGCGTTTAACCTTGATAAAGAGCCAGCCAAGATGAAAGAGTTCTATGGTAATAATCAAGCAGGGCAAAGATTTTTGATGGCTAGACGTCTTGTTGAAGCTGGTGTTAGATTTGTGTCTGTTACATATGGTAGTTGGGACATGCATCAAGGAATTGGCGCAGGGATTACTAGACAGCTACCTGCCTTTGATCAGGCCTATGCAGCTCTGATTACAGACCTTGAACAGCGCGGATTGTTAGACTCTACGTTAGTTATGGTAAGTTCTGAATTTGGCAGAACCCCCAAAATCAACAAGGATGGCGGCAGAGACCATTGGCCTAGAGTATTCTCGGTAGCTTTTGCAGGAGGTGGCTTTAAGCGAGGTTATGTGTATGGCTCCTCTGATGCTACAGGAGCAGATGTAGAAGAAAATCCGTTGCATGTTGCTGACCTAGCTGCTACTCTCTATAACCAGATCGGCATTGATCCGTCGAAGAAACTTGTTACACCTGATGGAAGACCTGTGGCTCTGACTTATGAAGGAGACGTCAAACATGAATTGCTTGCCTAGGCTATTCGACGAACATGCTTCATTAAATATGGAACTCAA